ATCAATAGCTGTGCCCAAGATAATACTATTACTATTAATAGCAGTTTGAGCAGTAGCAGGATTACCGTCTAAATTACTTAACTGTGCTAAGGTTATTTTACTCATTAGGGGAAACCTGTGCTTGCTGTGGAGGTGCTGTCAAATCATCCTTAGTCATTGTTGGAGTCATCGCATGAACCCCAGCCTCTTCTTGTGCCTGTTGGGCAAGTGTCTGTTGCTCAAGTTGCTCCGTAATAGCAATGTAGGGGGAGAAAATACCGAATCTCTCAAGATTTAGATTTTCTTCAATCAGTTCTGCAATAGCCCTACCTGAGAAGTGTACTCGTACCATAGGATCTTGCCACATACCTGTTTGGGTTAATTGGGTAAGATTCTGGACAAGTTGGTTCTGTGCGGCGAAGTGTCTTGCCCCCATGGGAACCAGTTTTCCTTTAGCTCTAAGGTCATCAGGAGATATTTTAAGGAAGCTTTGGATACCCATGTCTTCGTCTACAATGCGGACGATTTCTGGATCAAGCATGTTCCTACGTGCAATCTCAAGCATATTATTGAGGTTGGGTTCAAGGAACACTTCTTCGAAATAAGTTATCTTATTCTGGAAAACTCTGGAAGCAGCATTCTGTAACTGGTCTACCTCGAAAGCTGTCTTCTCCCCCGGACTCCTAACTCCCATAGCTTCCTTAGGTGCCCCAGCCATCATTTCCATTGTCGCTTCAATCTGAGCAATTTGCATGTCAGCATTAAGGGCTATAGTTTCAGGAGCGAGAGATTCTACATCAGCGTCCTGTTCCATAAAAATCTTTTCATTAGGACCCCAATTGAAGTCCTCTACATACCCTTTAATTTTAAGAGGGGGAGTAGCGATTAAATCAAATACGTCTGCCCTAAGGTTTTCTAGATGGTCAAGGCGATACTGTAAGCCAACCAAGTTATCCAGTGGCCCCATCGCCATGAGGTTATCTGGGCGTAGCCTCCAACCACAATGCTGTTTATATGACTTGCCGGACCAGTTATTTATCGGGATTTGGCGAACTACATAAAGCCGATCGACAATAGTTATAATATGATTTTCATAAAGAACATTGTTTGTAGCATCATAGAGGTCGCCCTCAAATTCAAGAAACTCAACAAGACCGGATCTATAATAATCAACAAGACTATTAAACCCATCAGCTACGAATCCTTGGAGTTTAGCCTGATCTGAGGCAGTAAAACTTTGAGGGTTGGCAAGTATAAACTGCCTGTTAGCTCTTAGCTGGTCAATCGTTTCTTGAGCGACTTGAGCCCAGTCAGGATTCGTGAGCCTAAGTTTTTCAATTTGCCCCAAAGATAGGAGGGTGCGAGTAATTTTAGGTACCTGTTCAAATGATGCTCCTGTAATATCAAAAGTAATATCATGGGGAGATAGACGTACAAGGCGAGGGCCAACGTAGACTGCATGAGTAAGGCCCGACAGATCCTTGTAAACTTCATTCACATACTCCACCTCACTAAAGACATTCCCATAATCAATAAAATCATAGATAAGACGAGATATAGTTTCTTTAAACTTTGATTCCCTGAACTTTTGGGCCATGTAGGCTTCTATAGATAGCCGAGTATTCTTATCTAGTCCCTCATTGTCACTGGCTTGCCACTTGAACCAGTTGTCATTGGGAAACAAGGCTGCCATGTAATTTGCGTGGAGGTTATCTCGTATCTGACAAAGCTTGGGCCTAGTAGTCTTATTCTTCCATGGAAGTTTTGCATTGGTTGTGGTGGTCGTATCAGTAGCAAAGACATAATTACGAACCTCAGTCCAAGCTATTTCTTTTTGAATTCGGCCATTCTTCCAACGAAGATAAGCATCAGACACTAGTGTAGCTAGGTCGTGTGGTAGGAATTGCTTAGTATATTCTAATGGTATTGTAGCCAAAATTAAGCCCTTCCTGAAACACCGCCAAAGCGGGCATTATAAATTATATTATCATTTCTTGATAAACGACCACGGTCTGTTGGAGCTACAGATATTTCTATAGCATTAGAAAGAGCATCCTTTACGTCATCATGCGGAGGATGTCTCTGCCTAAGTTCGTCTTCCAGAGTCTGGCATTCTCCACCCCGATAGTGCCATATTGATTTAGTGGCATAACGAGGTTGAAGCATAGAATCCATCCGCTCTTCCTTAGATCCAAGACGGGTTGGAGGATAGAACTCATCTACCGACAAACTAAGTCCATTTGGACGAATATAAAGATCCTTAATCTCTTTGACGACTACTGATTGAGCCGCAGTCATCTCGATCCTAATTTTACGAAATCCCCACTTAATATGGAGATCTCGGATGTGTGCATACATCTCGGAGATCTTATCCGTCTTGAATCTATCTATATCAAGTACATAAATGAAACCATCAGAGTCCACTCCAACCACTACAATAGCAGTAGAATCTGATCGTTTCTTTACGGTATAGGCCAAGTCAGCCGCAGCAAAAACATTAAGAGGCTTACCTTTGAATAACACCTTGCCAAACTTGTTCTGTATAAAATTCCGTTCATAGTACTGGAAATCAGTAGATTGGATTATGGAGTTCTCAAACTTGTTTGGGTCATTATAGTACTGGGCGAAGAACTGCGTTTTATCAAGATATTGAGCACGTTTCTTAGAAAGAATATTCTGGTCGAACCCAAACCATTTACCATCAGTTCGTTGCTGCCTTGGCCACAGGAACTCACCTGAGCCGTCTCCTTGTCCCTCAACCTGCCTAGAGAAGATCTCATATACTTCCTCAGTAGATATAATCTCACCAGAGTCGCTATAGGTCTCAGCTTCCATTTCAATCAACTTAGAATACAGGTCCTTAGGATGGTACCGTGTCCCAACAACCCATTCTAAAGCCTCAGCACCCTCAATAGATGCAAGAAGGGAGTACTGTTGCTCTACTTTTTCTCTTCCTTCTTCTGTGTAGGCATTTTCCTGAACCACTACGTCATCCATAACAGCGATATCGCAGTGCAGACCAGTAAGAGAAGTAGTAAGACCCCCAGTAAATATCGTCGGGTCTCTAATACCCTCATCTTTACGCTTTGGGTGGTCAACGGCAATTTCTGTCTGGGTCCACTTTTCACGCATACCCTCCTCGGCATTAATCATCTCAGGCCAGTAACGGAGGTAGGCTTTAGAAGTCAAGATATCCTTAATGGATTTCAACTGCTTCTCAGCCAAGTTAGCTGTAGAAGAAATGTAGAGAACTCTGACATCTGGTCTCTTAGTAATCTCCCATGCAACTCTATAAGCAATCAAAGCCGATTTACCATGATCTCTAGGAAGAAGAACCAGTTGATGACTCTTAGCATCGCCTCTAGTCCACCAAGTTATCAACTCTTTGTGGACGTGGCCGAGAACTCTGTGCGGAGCTACAAGACGTATGAAGGTCTCTAAGTCTGCCTCAGCCGCCTCCTTTACTTCCTCTCTTGTAGCCATTAGGCTGCTAGGGCTTCCTCGGGAGTACTAGAAACTTGTTCTTTAGCAAGTTGTAGATTAATCTTTACAACCAGTGGTGCTACCTTACCATAAGGCAAAAGCATCAAGGCATCATTCAAAATCTGGAGGTCGTTATCATCAAAAACAAGATTATGGGTCGTCATAATTTACCTTTTTTATTACGGACTAGCTGCGGCAGCCCATGTCGTGCTACCGTTTGTATTAACATATAAGCGGGCACCTACTCCACCTGTAGTGCTGCTATATACAGAGCCCTGCGCAGCAGAGAATGTCGGAGCCCCACTACCAAAGTAATATCCTAAGTTAGCAGTTGAACTAACCAATATACCACAAGCTGTAGAACCTGCAGCGGGTACTGCTACAGTCAATGCAGAGGTCATAATTGCGTTGGCTTTGATATTCGTAGTGGCAAGAATAGAACCAGTTGCTTGAAGAATATCTACTGCATTGTCTGAAGTCTGATTAAGGAGCAAAGCTCCCTTCATATGATTTAAAGCAGTGCCTTGAGCAAACAAGTTCCACTTACCAGATCCTGCTGTTACATTAAAGTTAGTTGCAGCATTCCTTGTGCCACCAGCCGTCATATCATTGCAGTAGAAGCCATCATTATTTGTAATGGTAGCCCCAGAATTTAAAGTCGGACTAGTTATCTCGAATGCACGATAGTTACTAACAGCAGTACTAGCAGTAATAGAGTTATTAGTAAGAATTGCTCCAGTTCTGGTAGTACCACCAAGAGTGTCTTGTGCTCGATGAGAAAAGTGTACTGTAGAACCAGACAGTGCTAATTGAGTAACTAAAGCATCTGCAGTACCCATTGCGACACCATTAGATAGATTCATTACCCCATTAGCATTATCTACTCGCCAAAACTTAGTACCAGAAGCTACATAGCACAATCCAACAGTATCGTAAAATACTCTTCCTAGATCACTTGCATCAAATGAGATATATTGATTCTGGGCAAGTCTAATAGCTGGGCCGCTTAGTGTTGATCCCGAGATATTGATACCTACGGTAGACCCAGAAGCAAGAGCAAGCGTCATGCCTGCATCCATAACTCGATCAGCATAGAATCCATTCTTGATCTTGGAACCCGCACTATTATCTGTTCTAACTCTTACTCCATAAGTAATGACTTGGCCGGGGGTAGTGTACTGATGGCAAACAACATCAATACCAACTCTATTATTACTATTATCTGTACCATCAGCATCACAATTAACCTCAAGTCCTACGCAGCCGCTAGCGGGGTTACCAGCACCTTTATCAATAGCCTGCATAAGACCGCCCCAAGTTGGGCTAGCCCCAGAAAGTTTATTACCCTGTCCACAAACTCCTACATTCTGCCCTGCTGCTGTATTGGCGTTATTAACTATACCAATAATAGCCCACTCAAAATTAGTTACGTTTGCGCCTACATTGGTCTGAACTCTTAGACCGGCATTGACACCAGCAGGACCACCAGTATAACTGGGGTTGCGAAAGATATTTAAAGTAGCTAGTTCCCCTCCGACTGGAGGATTAAAATCACTTATCTGATTGCTAACTATAGATGCCGCAGTGGATAAACCAAGGGCTCCAGCACCAGAACCTGAGAACGTAGCTCCCGGTTGGGCAACAATATTGACTCCAGCAGGGATCGTGG